TTATACAGTAAATATCTTGTGTTCAGGTTCTCAATATGCCTCCAAAAATGTTCAAAAAATATAAGAAGAATTCGGGTAAACCGACAATTAATTCGAATAACCTAACCGCAGCTAGTTATTTGGTGATTGTGGAATCGCCGTCGAAATGTGCAAAAATTGAGAACTATCTAGGCGATGACTACTGTTGTATTGCCTCGCGAGGCCATATACGTTCAATTGACGGGTTAAAATCGATCAATACCAAAGATAATTTCGAACCAACGTTTTCAATCCTTCCAGATAAAAAGGATCATATTGAAGCAATGCGCGTAGTAATATCTAGGTTCTCAAAAGATAAAATATTATTAGCAACTGATGATGATAGAGAAGGGGAAGCAATCGCATGGCATATATGCGAGTTGTTTGGGTTATCCGTTGACGAAACGCCTCGTATTATATTCCGCGAAGTAACCAAGCCGGCACTCATTGACGCAGTGAAGAACCCAACAAAGATCAATCAAAAGTTAGTCAACGCACAGCAATCCAGACAGGTTCTCGATATTTTGGTTGGATATAAGATTTCCCCTGTATTATGGAAATATTTATACCACAATAAATCAAATTCGCTATCTGCGGGTAGATGCCAAACGCCGGCTCTCAGATTGGTCTATGACAATGCTATGTTAGGACGCGCAAACGGTGATCTAGAATACAAATACAAGATAATTGGTCATTTTAGTTCTCGAAATCTAAAATTCGATTTAAACCATGAATTTGTAGAAGAGAGTGATGTTCTCGATTTTTTAACAAAAACGACTACTCATTCGCATATGTTAACTGTGTGTTCTCCGAAAGATGTAGTTCGTGCTCCTCCAAAACCATTTAGTACATCGAGACTATTACAGACCGCGAGTAATCAGTTGGGTCTTTCTCCATCGGACACGATGAGTATATGTCAACAACTATACCAAACCGGGTATATAACATATATGCGAACAGAAAGTTCTCAATACTCGAAGATCTTTTTGGATCATGTATCAAAATATATAACAGACCAATATGGTTCCACTGATTATGTAGGAGATCTGGGTAAGGTTGAGAATAAAGATGTGACAAATCCCCACGAAGCGATCCGTGTAACACAGATATCAAATCGTTCGGTTCCATCGGAAGACAAACGATTAGTTTCCTTGTATAAGTTAATATGGAGAAACACGATCGAGAGTTGCATGTCGCCTGCAAAGTTACAAACGACGAAGGTAGAAATAACTGCACCAAATAAATACACATATGTAAATACGGTCGAGACACCAATCTTTATGGGTTGGAAACTAGTCAATGACAAGTCACTAGATGCATCTGATCAGAACTCTCCGACGGGTCAGTTGTTCTACTTAAATACAATTTCATCGAAACCAGTAGCCTATGCAAAAATAGAAAGCTCGGTGGTAGTTCACAAGAAGCATCATCACTATACCGAAGCTAGTTTAATTAATAAGCTGGAAGAACTAGGTATCGGTCGACCATCGACATTCGCCAGTATAGTAGATACCATACAAGAACGTGGCTATGTTACTCGTAGAGACATCGATGGAATTAAAACCGAATGTAGAGAACATAAGCTAATAGATATTACAACAACAACTACGAATGTAGAAAAGACATTTGGTAATGAAAAAAATAAACTAATGATAGAACCAATCGGAATAACAACGATCGATTTTTTAACAAAACATTATGACCGCTTGTTCTCCTATGAATATACAAGAACAATGGAGAGTGAATTGGATTTAATCTCCTCGGGTGAACAGTCGGATCAATCTGAGATATGTAAACAATGTTATAAGGAAATACTAGATTTATCAAAGCCAGTTGAGAACATTGCAAAACAAATTTATAAACTCGACGAAGAACATGTATTTACCTTTGACAAATATGGACCAGTTATCCGTAAGAGGTCGGATAATAGTGATAAATTGGAGTTTATTTCGGTAAGGAAGGATATCAATATCGACATGTCCAAAATAATGGCAGGTGAATATACATTAGAAGATTTAATAGAAAAAAAGGAAAAAACAATAGGAACATTCGAGAACCAAACTGTGATATTAAAAAACGGCCGATATGGACTATATATACAGGTAGGAGAGCGTCATGTATCTATCAAAGAAGTAAACAAATCATTTGATGAGATAGAATACGACGATATTAAAGAGTTGATCGAGAAATCGCAGACGGACAAAGATACCCCCGAAGAGAAGAACGTATTGCGAAGATTAAACGACGAAATGAGTATTCGTAAGGGTAAATTCGGCGCATATGTGTATTACAAACGTCCCGATATGAAATCGCCCAAGTTTTTAAACATTAAGAAGTTCTCGGAAGGTTACTTCGGATGTGATCCATCAATACTGATCGAATGGTTGTGTAAAACATACAAATTGCCAGCGCCATAAAATGTTATCAAAATATATAATATTCTCACTATGAGTTCGACCAAAACATTAAGCTATGTAAGTTTCTTTATACTATATGTCATATGTTTCGTGTATATGTTTAGAGAGATGTCGGGAATAATTGCACTGGGTGCACTAACCATCGTTCATACCGCGTTTACAATGTTTGCAGGTAACGAAATATCGAGCAAATTACTGAACATGTCAGTTGACGGTCCAAACACAATAATCACAACCATTGCATTGTTGTCTATATTCGTATCGAGCGCAATGAATGTATCTGCATTGGTATTGATCATGTTACTATTGACATCATTGCAGAAAAAGTACAATGAAACGGTAGGTACCCCCGTGGTTCTTCCGCCAGAATACCAAGAAGAGTTTGATAGTTTCAAGACAACGTTCATTGCAACCTTCGTATTGGGATGTGCACTGCTGTATTTACTTGCATTCAAACGTTTCGAAATAAATAAGCAACTAGACAATCTAACTGCACCATCAATGATAACGTTATTGATCTCATTAACTATTACCGGTCTCTCCATAAAGCAGGTTGTTCGATCATCTAGTATAAGTGAATTGAAGAACCGTTCTGTTGTAGGAAGATGAAGGTAACCCATTTGATAAATAGAAGAGATAATATTTATCAAATCAAATGCGTTTAAACACATAGTGTCATGTTCTCAATATAGAGTATACATATGAAATATTACGAAACAACCTATGATGAATATCTTACGTCGATTGAACAATACAATTTGCATCCAGAATTGAAAGAAACATATAATAAAATGCCGAAGATAGTTACTAATTTCAAAAACACCATATTGTACGGACCACCAGGCATTGGGAAATATTCACAGACACTACAACTACTAAAACGATATAGTAACAACGAATTGAAATATGATAAAAAAATAACAATGCAAACAGAAAAGACACCGTATACATTTCGTATAAGTGATATACATTACGAGATTGATATGGCTCTACTAGGATGCAATGCGAAAACACTATGGCATGACATTTTCTTGCAAATCGTAGATATAATAACAGTAAAGAGTGAAAAAATCGGTATAATCGTGTGTAAAAACTTTCATAAAATAAGTTCGGACCTACTTGAAGTATTTTATAGTTATATGCAACAATACAATAATAATACAACTGCTGTTCAGTTAAGATATATACTCTTGATGGATAGTATTAGTTTCATACCATCAAATATTATAAATGCTTGTTATAGAATACACATGAAACGTCCCTCTGATGAGAAATACAATGATTTATTGATTTATAATCAAAATATGCAATTAGCAAGATCGGGATCGCATGATTTTGTACATCGCGTAAGCGAGGCAGTTAACAATAATGGTCGTCAATTTAAACCGAATGGTCAAAAATGCAAACAAATATTAAGTGCTGTTGGCAGTGGTAATATATTAAACTTAAAAGAACTACATGCGTTTAAACTAGCATCATCGACGGACGAACTACCAAACGATCTTTTTAATTTAATATGTGACAACATAATAACCGAAATTATCAACATAGACACGGTATCATTTCCTAACTTCCGTGACACATTATATGATATATTAACATACAATATAGAGGTGGCGGAATGTATATGGTATATTTTGATGCATTTAATAACACACAATCATATTTTGGAGAAAGATGTATCAGATGTATTAACAAAGACGCATTCATTTTTGAAATACTATAACAATAATTATAGACCCATATATCACTTAGAGAATATATTGCTATATATAACAAGCAAGATACACAAGTATGATGACTTATAAGGACGCATGTCGCATATTAAATATAAACAGTGTTACGGTAGACAAGGATACATTAAAACGACAATATCGGATCAATGCATTATTGTATCACCCAGATAAAAATCATTCAGAAAATGCTACGACAAAATTTCAAGAAGTACAAGCAGCTTACGAACATATATTAAAATACCATCGAGAACTAGATGAGGACACCGACGACGAGTTCAAACCGGAGGATCCCCATTCAGATGATGATGATGATGTAGAGATGGATACAAACACATACAAAGGGATGTTATCTTCATTCATAAAAAATATAGTCAACACAGAGAACAACAATCAACTGTTTTACATCATATTAAATCGCATATCGAGTGTATGCGAAGCAAGTGCATTAGACACACTTGATAAATTGGATACTCAGACATTAATAAAAGTATATGAATTAATTAATAAATATAGTCAGTCAATGCATTTTGGTGACGAATTCATCCAAAATATAAAGGAAATGATCAGCAATAAAACGAAATGTAACGAATGTATAATATTAAATCCGACGTTAACCGATTTATTTGAGAACAATCTATACAAATTAAAGGTGAATGCCAATACATATATCATTCCATTATGGCATAATGAATTGGTGTATGATAACGACGGCAGTGATATTTATATAAAATGCAATCCGATGTTACCAGAAAACATAGAAATAGATAATGCAAACAATATAATAATGAACGTTACATATAAAGTGGGAGATATATGGGGCATTGACGCAATTAAGATAGAAATCGGAAAACATGTCGTGCCAGTAGCAGTAACACAATTAAAAATGGTTTCAACACAAACGGTAATATTTGCAAATATGGGAATATCCAAAATAAATACCAAATACGTGTATGATGTGAGTAAAAAAAGCGATTTGCGCATAGTCATAACATTAGAAATATAACGGCAAGCATGTGACTATGATAACAAAAGTATTTCATTTATGTAGACATAAAAAATATGTATACATATTTATGTTCCAGTGCGGGCTCGAACCGCAGACCTTCGGCTCATAAGACCGATGCTCTAACCTACTGAGCTACAAGAACAGGGCGAAACTTTTATAGTGGTTTCATCACTATCACTTGATGAGGGGCTTGAACCCTCGACCACACGCTTAAAAGGCGTGCGCTCTACC